GCTCATATGAGGTCACGTAGTACGGCTTGCGGCCCAGCGGGTCGTAGTTGAGCACAGCGCGGATGACGGTGGAGCCCACCAGCCACACTTCGCAGGGGTAGCTCAGGTCTGGGTCAGGGATGTCTTTGGCAGACAGGCCCCAGTCCAGCAGGTCTTTACCCTGCACGCTGTCCCACATCTGCAGGGCGTCGATCAGGTCTGTCGTGAAGATGGTCTGGGTGGTGTCCTTGCCCTCGGCGGTCGCCTGAGCGCTGTCAGTCCACAGCCACTCGTTGAGGTTGCCGGACTCGAAGGAATTGAGCACTGCGCGGATGGCGTCGTCGTTGTAGCCGGGCACGCCGATCAAGGCTTGCAGGTCTTCACGAGTCATGCGGTGACGCTCGACAATGAAGCCGTCTTGGATGTCCGAGGACCATGGAGCCCAGTACAACATGAACGGATCAACACGCTCCCACTCGTTGCGAATCTCTTCTGAGGGAGCCAGCTCGCCGTTCTGCCACACCATGGTCTTGCGCTTGCGCTTGACCGGGCCTTTGAGCACGCCGTAGGGGAATGTCACCACGTCGTCAAGGAACGCGTTGAGCGCGTCAGTCCAGCCGCCTTCGATGAGCTGGTCTTCCATCTTCAGCTCCATGCGGTCGACACGCTCGTTGGCCTCTTCACGCAGCTTGCGCATCGCTGCGTCTTTCATCTGCATGGCCGCTTCGCGCAACTGCACTGGGTCTGGAGGGGCCAAGCCCTGCTCCATCAAGGCCTGCAGCTGCTGCTGCATGCTGGCCATCAGCTCCTGAATCATCTCGGGCGGCAGTGTGGGCTCGGGTGTAGCCTCAAGGCTCCACGGTTTGTCTGTGCCTGTGCCCAGCAAGGTATCACGCAGCCAGCTCGTAGCAGCGCGGCACTTGACCGATGTCAGCTGGATGTAAATCTGGGAGCCGCCTTGGCGCTTGATGTCGGCCAGCTTGTCCGGGTCATACTCGCCGTTGCGCTGGCGCAGACACTGCAGCATGCGCTCCTCGATGGTCCGCTTGGCTTCTCGGGCGGACTCCCAGCGCTTGCGTGCGTGAGCGGCCAGACCCTGAATTACAGGCTGGGCCTGCATGTCGGTGTTGCGTTTTTGCGACTCGCGTTCCAGATCGGAACTGCGAGCTACGGGGATGAGTGCGATGCCTGTTGCCATAATTTAGTTCCAAGGAGTACCGGGAGCGGATGCGTTTGGTCCAGCAACCAGTACGATGTTGAAGAACGTACTGACGGAGTTGTTGTTTGAAGCCCCGACAGCCGTAGCCCCAACGCAATTCTTTTCTGGTATGACGTACGGAAACGCAAAGTCGTACTGCACCGACCCGTTGTTCATCGTAGTTATAGCCCCCACACGCAAAATTTCATCTGGCCCGTGCTGCTTCAAAAACGATGTAATAGCCGAAGAGCCAGACTCTTGACCAGCTGTAATAACGCCTGAAGTCATAAAGCCGGTGTGCCCTGCGGGTACGCAGAAGTGGGCGGTAGTGCGCTGGTTGTAGCCAACAGCGATCATGTCATACAAGACTGCAGGAACGCCCGCTGTAATCGTGCCGGTCCCAACATTGATGTTCCCAGCGTTGGCACCGCCAGTGCCCGCTGTGACAACGTAGAGGTAATTCACGTACTTGTATGAGTTTACCGTGTTCACAGCAGTCTGGCCGTTCAGCGTAACAGTCTCGCTAACCTCGTTGAAGTCACCGTCTACGCCGCCAATATACACCGTGCGGGCACCTGTACCTGCTGCCGCGTCGCTTGCGCTGCTGGAGCTGATCTTGAGCACCGATGCAACCGCAGGGTGTGGAACAGTGCCGCCATCAGGCCACACGGACTCTTCTGTCTGGTCAACATCAGCGTTGTAGCCAAACACTTGTACAACACGGTGGCCCGGAACCTGCCCACGAGCTACCTGCAGGGCGAAGTCCTCGTGACGTCGTTCAGAGGTAATTGACGGATAAAAAGTAGACACAGCTGTCTCCAAGAGTTACCCGATTGTACGCTGGCCCGCCGAGGGGTCAAGTGTAGGCGTACGCCGACTTCTTAACTTCCCGTCTGGTCTGCTGCAGCCCGAACCCCCGGATGTTCATGTCGATCACCGCCGAGCCGTACTGCAGAGCGTCGTGGACGTGGGACCACTCGTTCTTGTCGGGCTTGTCCTCCATCTCGCCGTTCTTCTTGACCTTGTACCGGTAGCCCGAGCGGAACCCTTTGATGAGCTGTGTGCACGACGGCGACACCAAGAACATGGCCTTGCCTTCGAGCTGCTGGCTGAGCAGGCGCTCCACGGCTGCGATGCGCTTGTCCGGGTCGTTGCTCGGCGGCTTGACACACTTATACCCCGCGTCCTTGAGCTGGTCGACGAGCGTTAACTCACTGGCTTGCTGCTTCATGAACCCTGCCGGGTCGGGGGCGCACACGAACGTGTGCCCTTGGTAGTTGTTGCCGATGAACGGGTTGAGCTTGGTGTTGATGAACGTGTCCAGACCCATGTTCTCCGAGGTGATCTCGTCAAGCACCAGCACGCGGCCACGCGGGTCTCGCTGCATGAACACAGCCGAGGGCGTGCGCCCGAAGTCGATCCCGATGGTGATGGGATAGCCCGAGCCCACCACGGGCCTGAGCCTTTCCTTGGCCACGTGGAAGTCCGACGTGAACGTCTTGTCATACACCGGCAGGCCCGAGAGGCTCTTGCCCCACTTACCGTGGACGTACACATCTACCCAGTCCTCACTCTTGCCCTCACACAAGTCCTCGTAGTAGTTCGACGGTAAGTGCTGCACCCAGTCCGCCTCGTCGCTCAAGCCACTGGGCTGTATGGTGACGTGCACCTTCTCCGGGTCGGCGTTGGTGAGGTACTGCTCCCAGTGTGCGTCGAGGTCAGGCGGGTTGGTCGCGCCCCAGACTTTCTTGACTTGGTTGCCCGCGTCATCCACACATCCCTGCACCGGGTTGCCCTTGTCATCGACTCCCCACTGAGGGCGGTGCGGCACCATCATCCCGTTAGGGTAACGACCCAGTCGGCCTGTCAGCGCGTCGAACACATCCGAGTTGATCTCGCGCACCTCGTCCACCATGGCAAACGACAGCTGCAGAGACAGGAGACGACGCACGTCGTTGGCATCATCGAGCCCCCGGAACAGCACATCGCACTCAACATCGTCGAACTTCAGCACGTAGCGCAGCTCGGTGCGCATGTACACACCTGCTTGGCCTTCAGGGAACAGCGCAAGAAAATCTTTGATCGTCGAGTCCAGCAACATCTGACGCGTGTTACGCACAATGGCACAACGCGATCGGCGGATGCCGTCTGCGCACGCTGCGACCTTCTTGGCCTCGATCGGAATCTTCATCAAAGACGCAGTGGTCTTGGTCGAGCCCACTGGCCCCACGATGAACGACTGGAATTTATCGGACAGCAGGTAGGGGGTGACGCTCGGCACCGGGGTGTAGTTGACGCTCATGTGTAGTCGTCTCCGGCGTAGACGTAGTTCTCGTCTTCGATCAGCAAAATCGTGGGTTTTTCTATGGTTTCGACCGTTTTTTGCGCATTTTCTGTGGTTTCGGCCTCTAAAACGATGGTTTTTGCAGGTGTTTGGCCCACCGTTGGGATGTTTATCGTGATCGAAAAACCGGGTCCGGCACCCGTATTTGAGGTGTTTTTGGGCTTCAAATCGCCCCAATCGACCAGATTTTCGAGGATTTTCGCCCTCACAGCCGCTGGAACGTCAGGGTCTCGGGCCATATGGTACGCACTGGGCAGCAAATCCTCCGCCAGCACCCTGCTTTTGGCCGAAAACGAGAAGCCGCTGTCCTTGAGCTCAGTCTTGTACGCGTCTACGTAGTGCTGAAACTGTGGATTCTTGGCAATCTCATCGTATTCTGTCTGCGTGAGCCCTTCGCTGGCAATGATCTCTGATGTTGGCCGCATGGCCCCCACCAAATTTCTGGCAACGGACAAGGCAAGGCTGCGCAGGAGGTGGTCAGCGTTGATGGATGAATGCAATTGGGTCTCCTCAGCGAAAGCTGTCTGGAAATTTCAGTAACCCGAATGTAGCATGGAAGCTGGCGACCGGGAACCCCCAATCCACGCCGACCTTCATGGCTATGAGCCATGCGTCATCACGCTTAACCAGCCGGGATATTGTACACGTACGGGGTTGGAAAATTTTTGGAAAAATAAATTGGTAGTTTGTTGTATACGTGTGGGGTATTAAAAAATTGACCTTGTTGAGAGAGTGACGGATATATGGGTGGGGGCGGGGGTACCCCCATGGGGGGCCGGGTGGGGGTGCCTACTATCACCTGCCACTCCACCGCGCTGCCCTGCCCGCGTTATAATTACCTCACTGACTTACTGGAGATTCAAATGAAAGACATCATCACCGCCGTGGTTATCGGTCTCGCCCTCACTGTGTTAGCACTTGCTTACTTTGACATCCTCACTTACTGAAAGGTCCATCATGTCCAACCCCATCCCACGCAATGATCTGGTCGTTACACCTGAATCGTTCAACGATCTGTTTGAACGCATTCAAGCCATGTATCCCGGCAAAGAGCAAGCCGCCGCAATGATCGCCGCGTCAATGGCGCTCAACTTAGCTCGCAGGCTCTTTGAAGAATCCAACCAACCCGCTTGACACCAGCCCCCTCGGGGGCTTTTTCTTTGACCCTCCTCAACTACTATCATGTGCAGGGCTTGACATCCTCGCTCCAGTATGCGACTGCCCACGCCATGCCTGAGCCCCACAGCCTAGCCATCCCCGCCGCCTACTATCACGCGAAAATCCCGTGGGATTATTATCTGGTGGACATAACCGCCAGTTATCCGTTATAATTGAGCCATGCCACGAAGGCATGACCTCCCGGGGTTTTCCGGGTTTATCGGAGATACTTGATGACCGCAACTCAAACCACCACCGCCGCGATTGTCGCGCACCGTGACACCGCCACCGCCGCCCTGATTCTCAAAGCGGGCAAAGCCGCCGCATCCATGTTGCAACTGTGCAAAGAAGCGGGCAAAGCCGCCAGCGCTCAATTGAACCCAGCCACTCCAATCGGTCAAAGAATCGCCGATGTTGTCGCGCTTTATGCTGACGATTTCAAAACAGCCGGGCACAATGTCAAAGCGCTTTTTGTTGACGCGTTGACCCTTCATGCCGCCGCGCAAACGCCCGTGACTGTATCGGCCATTGTTGACGGCAAAAAGGCAGACGTGCACGTGACAGCCGCCGAAGCCGCCGCCATGCCAAAGCACGCAATGCGCGAAGCCGCAAAACAGGTGCGCGAAAGTATCGGCACCGCTCGCAAAGTATCAGCCAAGAAACCCGCCGCCAAAATGCCAGCCGCCGCGCCAGCCCCTGACATGGTCACAGTGACAGCCGGTGAGATTGACGGGTTTTCACAGTGGCTCGCAAACCTTGACGCATATTTTACTGACGCGGTTTTCCACCAGAAAATCGTGGCCCGGTTGATTGACTGCGGTTATGTCGTCACAAAAGCCACCACCGGCAAAGTGATAAAGGGCAAAGCCAGCGCCTGACCACCCAGCCCCCGAAAGGGGGCTTTTTTGCGCCCGAACT